TTTCAGATAAATTAAAGATTGCTGGTAAGGCTGATTGTATTGCCGAATGGAATGGTGAACTATCAGTTATTGATTTCAAAACATCTTCAAAAGAAAAGAATGAGGAATGGATTCAAAACTATTTTATGCAAACAACAGCTTATGCTGAAATGTTTGAAGAGATGACCGGTAAGGTTATCAACCAAATCGTTTTGGTATTTGCCTTAGTTGAAGGTGGGTCACAAATTATCGTTAAACAAAAACACGATTACCTAAAACCATTAAATGAATATATTGACTTTTATTGGTCAGGCATTAATGAAGAATATGCTTGACATTATTGATTGATTCTGATAGAATTATATTATGGAAGCTTTAATTAAATTAAGTTTTTTAGGATTAGCCTTTTTAGGACTTATATTATTTTTTTTAGGTGAAGTTATTGGTATGATTATTAAATATGTTGGTTTAATTTTAGCTATCGTTTTTGCAATTGTATTTTTGGTCATGGTGTGTTTCTAATATGGCTAAACAATCAAATGGTGGCAAAGGTTCTAAACCTAGGCCGTTTAGTATAAGTCAGGAAGAGTTTGATAGTAATTGGGATAATATCTTTAAAAAAGATAGATCCAAAGATAAAAATATACTAAATAAAGATAATAACCAAACACACACATCGGTTATTAACACAAACACAAACACACAGGAGAAGTAAATGTCAAATATGACACCGTTTGAAATTCGCCTTGAATTATTAAAAATGGCAAAAGAAATGCTTGAAGAGGACTACCGAAGCAAGCGTGAACAAATCAGTAATGATTGGTCAGTCAAAGTTGAAGTAGCAAAACTTAATGGCGGATCAATACCCGACCACCCTGGTTTTCCAACTTATCCATCCGAAAAAGAAATTATTACCAAAGCACAAGAACTTAATGGCTTTGTTTCTAATATAGATTCCAAACCAACTGTAACGGTAACAAAAAAATCTAGCGCAACCGTATAGACAAGGGCGTTTTTTAGCCTTTAACTAAAAGGAAACACTATGCAAAGAATTAATATACTTAGCACATCAACAATAATTATCGCAACTTTTATATCAGTATTAATAGTTTTAGGATTTAGTAGTGTAATGGCAACACAAATAATTCCAATGCCAGTTAAAATTAGTTATAGCGATTTATCACCAAAAGCAAAACAACAAGTAGAATGCTTAGCTCAAAATATCTACTTTGAATCGGGACACGAATCAAAAAAAGGCCAAATTGCCGTAGGCATGGTCACCATGAACCGTGTTAAAAGCGGAATATTTCCCAACACAATCTGTGGTGTAGTTAAACAAAAAACACAATCAACTTGCCAATTTTCTTGGATATGTGAAGGCAAATTTGATGTTAAATCCTTGACACACTTCAATCATTCGTTGTATAATAGTGTTCGTGAGTTAGCTGTATATGTTTATGCCAATCACAATAAGATAGAAGACCCAAGTCGTGGCGCTTTATTCTATCACGCAGATTATGTCAATCCAAAATGGAAGAATGTAACATATCTAACACAAATTGGCCGACATAAATTTTATGATAAAAAGGAAACAAACTAATGGTACAAGTAAAAGAAGCCGTTAAAGTAAGTGCAATCTTCTTTGTTTGTTTAACAATCGTATTGCTATCAATTACTGGTGGTGTTGCATATTATTATGCTCATGACCGATTATTGATGTCAAAGAATGTTTCAGAAGCCATTGAAAAGGGAATTGATCCATTATCAGTAAGATGTTCTTATGCTTCACACTCTGACACCGTTTGTGTTGCATATGCGTATTCAAAACAAGGCAAAACATCAGCTTCCGACCAACCTATATCAATTAAGAAATAATATGCCAACAAAAGAAGAAATGAATAAGTTTTCCCGTGCTATTGATAGTTTAGTAGCAAACACAGATTATAATTACATAGAAGCTATCGTAGAACATTGTAAGAAAACAGGATTAGAAATTGAAGTGGCCGCAACACTCATCAATGCAAATCTTAAATCAAAGATTGAGATGAATGCTATGGACAACAATTTACTTAAAGAAAAAAGCTCACGCTTACCAATATGAGTTTCGTTGCTATCTCATAAGATTTTCAAAATAGCAAATTAACTTAAAGGAGTATAACATGCCTAAAGTCACTTTAGATGTTAATTTATTAGCTAATGTAGCGCTTGCTGTATTAGTAGTTGAGTTAGTTGGCAAAATCACCGGTTGGTGGTAAGTTAAAAGAGTTGGGAGAACTCTACAAAACTCCCACTTTATTATGATGAGAAATTATGACTGGTTATGAAGCATACGAATTATTTCAAGCCTTAAAACGGCATTTTACCCAAGAAAAATTTGATTTTTTCAAATATCGTGGGCATATTAATACATCAAAAGAAGCATTTGAGAATCGTAAAGACAAATGGCACTTCTATAAACTCTCACGCAAGTTTGCAACAAAGGAAGAACTTACCAATTTTCTAATAGCTAATTTTTTAGATGATGAAAATATTTGGGTAAATAATCTTCTCCAAGAAGAAGCTGATATCAAATACATTCAATATAAAAAGGTGATGCAATCACTTGCCTATACCTTTGAGAATGATTGTGTATCAATATTTGAAGGTTGTAATAATCCAAATAGTTTATTGGTAACGAATGGTGACTATCCTATCCTACTCACCAAGGCACTTCGTAAAGAGATTCATATACAGACCCTAGTTTTACTGAATAACATTCTAGGGTTCGTTCCAATGTGGTCCAAAACTATCACGGACACCATTCGTTGGCCTAATTATCATATGAAAATGCTCAAGATTGCCTCATTTCTACCTCAGGATAGTGTAAGATATAAGC